ATCTGATGGCAAGTTCTTTGTTGCAAAGAAAAGTGTATTCAATGTAAATCCCAAGTTATATAAGACAGAGAAGGAAATAGATGATGATTTATCCGGCACCCTCAACTCCAAGTTTAAAGTTGCATTACGAGAATTTTCAAAATTGGGTATTCAAGGAGTATTGCAGGGCGATCTTCTTTGGACTGATGATATCGAAACGGAAACAATTGATAATCAAAAATACTATACTTTTCAGCCTAATACTATCGTGTATGCTGCACCTGTTAATAGTGATCTTGGTAGAACATTCGCTAGGTCTAAAATAGGTATTGTGTGGCACACCACATACAAAGGTAAGGAATTACAGGATATGAA